CCCCTGATGATCGCGAAGTTGTTCTCCATCGTGCCGGCGTCCCGCGTGCCCTTCTGCTTCAGCGTGCGGTTGCGGTTGATCAGGTTCGTGGTAATGATCTCCGCTTCGTCACCGACGCCGCCCATGCTTTCCCAGCCGTCGATCTCGGTCCAGGTTTCAGCCGAGAAATCGCCCTCGGCGTAGTCCGCCGACTTCGTGTCGTAGGTCCCTGCGGAGATGAAGATTTTCGCCCCGGCAACGGGGATGAGTTCAGCCATTGTCTTGCCCTTTCGCTCAGGTCAGTCTTTCAAAACGGATGCTTACGGGCACCCTCCACCGCCCCTGATCGGGGAGACCGCCCGCGATTTCGGGCGTTTCAGTGACACGGACGCTATGGCCGTCCGCATCGGTGATTTTCTGGTCTGTCGGGAATCGATCACGGATCGTCTCGGCCATTTCCTCGACCGCGCGGACCCCGGACCCCTGCTTGCCGCTCACTGTCACTTGCATGATGCCGGGCAGCCGGTGATTGCCCCGGATGGTCAGCCGATCAGGCCGATTGCGGAAGAACTGCACTTCCAGATACAAGTCGGATGCTTGCTCATCGAAGCCCGGCTCGACGTTCGGCCACGCTATATCAAGAAGATACGGCATATCAGCAAGCCGCTGCATCATCGCCATGCTGGTTTCGGCAGTGCTCATCGCTTCACCTTCGCCACGTTTTCCTTGACGATGCGCTGCCAGTCCTGCGCCGCGCCGCGAGCGAAGAACCGCCCCGGCCGCCCCTGCGCGCCATATTCGACATACCGGGCATAACTGGCCGTCCAGTAGGCATGGATCGTGTCGCCCGGTTCCGCGCCCGCGATGGCCATGACGTAGCTGTCAGCGCCGCTCAGCGCCGTTGACCCGTTCAGCCCGCTCACCAGCGAATTACGCAGGAAACCTGTATCTACCGGCATCCGTCCGCCCTGTGCGACCGGCTGCTGCGCCTGCGCAATCAGGTCTTGCGCAGACTGCTGAAAAACGCCTTCCAGCCGACCCTTGTAGTCCAGCACATGCCGGGAAACCTCGGCGGCAAAGTTCTCTGCCATCACAGGTTCCCTAGGAAGTCTATCCGTGTCTCCATATGGCAACGGCACTGGATCGTGTCGCGCCCCGCTGCCCCCATGCTCGTATCGCCGGGGTGCATCATCGGCATGCCCGTGACGGGCGAGATAAATGGCTCATCCCAGCCGATGCTTTCGCCATGCAGCATCAGGTGGCTTTCCCGCGTGCGCCCGTCGCCCGTCGCCTTCCAGATTTTCCGCACCTGCGAAGCCTGCACGCGCCCGCTGTCGATAAGCTGCTGCATCCCGACGCGCTGCCCGGCATGGGCTGCATGGATCGTCTCCGTCCGCGCCACGACCTCGCCACGGTAGGCCAGAAGGCGCGACGAATAGCGTCGCGTCATCTGCCGCACGTCCGCCTGCGACAGCGCCTTGCCGTCGCGGATCGCGCGCATCACGCGCCGGTCATACCGCTTGTCCCTGCGCTCGCGGCTCAGGTAATTCCGCAGCTGCGCCGGGTCGCCGCTGGCCAGTTCTTCCTGCGCCGATGTGACCCATTGGGCCTGTTGACTGGTCAGACCGATCACGCCCCCCTCGCGGTTTCCCGTGGTGCGGTTGATCCGCCCGACCACATCAAGCGCCGTCTGCCGTGGGTTGCGGCCTGCGATTTGCCCGGCTTCCAGCGCCAGCCGCGCTGCCTCGCGCTGATCCTCGATGATTTCCGTGATCAGCGTTGACGACCGCTGCCGCAGCCAGTCCTCGGCTCGCGGGTTGCGGCCATCGAAACCGACCCCGAGTTGCAGCCCCGCCCCGGCAAAATCCACGGCGGCGTTGTTGTTGCCCAAGTCACCGCCTTCCTCGAACGCATCCCGCAGCGCCCGGCGGAGCGGCTCGAACTGGCTTTCGTCTAGCGGGATGGCCCGCAGCGCCGTGTCAATGTCGCCCCGGCGCAGGGCTTCCTCCATGTCGCGAATAACAACCCGGCTGTGCACGCGGCCAATGGCTTCCTCAAACGCCCGCCGCAAGCGCGGCTCAAGCCCCTCCATCAGCCTGTCTATGCGTTCACGGGGCATGGTAACCTCTTTCTGGACGCGCCAGCCCGCGCGTGGCACGATGCGCGGATGCCGCTATCCGAAAATGACATTCACGAACGCCTCAGCGACCTTGCCGATCAGGTGCCGGCGGCGTCAGATGCCGCGACCGACTACGGGTTTCACACCCTCACCGCTGTTCGTGTCGCCCTGCTGGCCTTCGCCGGGTCTATTCTTCAGCACCAGGTCATAGACGCCGAAACCGACGCTACTCCGCCAGATCAACCTCCCACATCAGATTGACGCCGCCCGGAGACAGCGGGCGAACCTCGGCAATCTCGATGAACGGGGTGGCGCTTGTGACGCTTGCCTTAGCCACACCAACGGCAACGCTGTCGCCCTTCTCCGGCGTGATGCCCGCCGCCGTGCTCACGTAGAGGGTCCGCAGCGTCTGACCGATCAGCGTGCCGTCGCGGCCGCGGATGCGTTGATTCAGATCAACGGCCGTCACGTCAGCGTCGGTCGGCTCTTGTATCGGGTCGAACCCGGTTCCGATGTTCGTGATCTTGCGCAGCGTGCAGGTCTGCCCGAACCGGGCCAGAAGCCGCTTGGCTGTTGCCTTCGGACGGGCGTAATCGAAGGTCATTCTTCCGGGTCCATCATCATTAGCGCAAATCGGGTTTGAAGCGCCATGATGCTCGCCCCAAGCGCGAAGGTTGTTCCTCCGGCCCCCTGCCAGCCGCTGAACGCATCGTCATTCGGCGTGCATGCTGCCCATGCTAGCCCCGAGATTTCGCCACGCTCGGCGCGTGCCAGAAGATCACGCAGGGCCTCGACAAGCTCACTGTCAGGCTCACCCGGCAGCAGCCTGTCGGTCAGCTTGTGAATTTCACTCATGCGCGCATCAGAAACTTGGTGCTTCGCGTCGTCTGGAACAGCGGCGCAAGGATTTCGTCCACCGCCGTCAGGATCGGGCGCTGCCCCTCGACCGACGCAATGCCGGCGTATTCCGTGCTGATCGGCCCGACGCTTTCGCTCGTGACCGTATCCCCCAGCGTCACGTCAGGCGATAGCGTCGTGCCCGCCACCTCTCGGCGCGTGGCCTCTGCTTGGGCGTTCTTGACCTCGGACGGGATCGTATCCAGCGGGATCGCCTCGCCCTCCACGTCCAGCGCGGATGATCGGGGCCATTCCAACGTCTGCGGCGAGCCGGAAGCCCGCCCATACTGCCGCTGGCCGGGGAAACTGCGCCGATACCGGCCGTCCAGCCATGCGGCCGCCCGGCGCGCGGCCTGCTCGATGTCCGTGTCGCTGTAGGCGGAATAGTCGAAGCCAACGCTGTCCCAATAGGCCTTGATCTCGGCAAGGTCAGCGTAGCTATCGGCCGAGCCGCCGCCGACCGTCGCATCAAGCGCCATCGGTCACGGCCTTCCTCGGGCGGCCGCGCTTGCGCGGCTGCGCCTGCGCCTCGTCGTAGCGCCGGTGCTTGGCAGGGTCGAAGTCGCGCTCGTTGATGATCGCGAACCCGTTGCCCTTCTTGATCTTCACTGTCGGCAGTCTCATGCGATCCTCCTGATCTTGGATGTGGGGCCGGTTGCCCAGCCCCACCGCGAAGATCAGCCCATCAGCGTGGCGATGAACTCGTCCTTCCAGGACTTGGCGGCGTAGAAGGTCGTGATGTCGAACATCTGCTTGCCATAGCCCTTGTAGACCGCGATCTCGTAGACCAGCCCCGAGAAGGGGTCTTGCACGGTCATGCGATCCACCGCCGCGTCACCGCCGAACGGCTGTGACGGCGGGCGCGCGACCAACTCAACGGCATTCCGATGGAAGCCGACATTGCCGGTGAACGTGCTTTCGACGCTGACAGCCTCCGAGCCGCTGGTGGCTTGGCGCAGCCCCGGCTCTGCAATCTCCAGATTGCCCGTCGAGGAATTGCCAACCGTCAGATCGGCCGCCGCGACATAGAGATTGTCGTCGCTAGCGAAGCTGACAACGTCGCCTTCGAGAATGGCAATCTCGTCGTCCGCGTCACAGGTCAGGCCGATGGTCGTTGCGCCCACAGCATTCGCACCAGTCACGGTCGGATCGCCCGTCACCGACCCTGCCGTGTGCGAGCCGACGCCGGCCGATTCCTTGATCATGACGCCCTGAAGGTTCAGCAGAGTGCCTTGGCGCAGAAGCTGCGTGCCGCCGGACTCGTTCGCCTTCTGAAGCTGGGCGAGATTGCGCAGCTTCGTCCCGGCAGTGCTGGCCAGTCCCAGCGTCACCTGGCCGTCCATCGGCGTGCCGTTGTCCGCGAGAATCTGCCGGATTTCGGCCACCGTGTCGAAGTTCGAGCCGAACGGCGTGGTGCCAGCGGTGCCGGTCGCGCGCGAGGCGTTCTTGTAGATTTCGCCCCACAGGTCGGACTCGATCTGGTTGGTGATCGTGCGCATCGACTGCGCGATCTGGTCGCCATAGATCGTCTCGAAGCCCGAGCCGTTGTTGACGTGGCGGATGTCCTCGCCAGTCCACGGAATTTGCACGTTGGCCACCTTGTCGATGGTCATCGTCTTGTTCCCGACCGTCTGGTCATCGCCTTCAGGGATGGTCATCGACGGGCTGTAGGTGGTGTTCAGCGTCGGCTTGCTGGTGACGTGCGACCGCACAGTGTCACCGAACGCCGCGCGCTCTGCACCTGCATTGATCATGACAGACGGGATCAGACCCACCTGCTCACGACCCACGATGTCGGCAGCCTTGTAGATGTCAGCCGCCAGATCAGTGAGCGTATTTGCCATAGCTCATTTTCCTTTCTAGCTGCGGCTAGTCGTCTACGACCTTGCCGCCAGAGGTTGAAAATTCAGCCCGATCCGGCTGGCTCATTGCATCGAACTCGGATCGGGTGACTTGCTTCGGGGCGGACCCGCGATCATTGCCCTTCGCACCACCACCGGACGGCGGCGTAACGAAGTCCTTGCCCTCTGATGCGACCCACCGCTTGACGTGATCCGCCAGAGGCATCGGCCCCATGTCGGTATCCACGACAGCGTTGCCCTTATCATCAAGCTGCGCCTGCGGCCCAAGCATGGCCGCCGCAGCTTTCTGATAGGTCGGATTGGTTACGCCCTGCGCCGCAAGCGTTTCCGTCAGCGTGCGCTCGACGGTCATCTTGCGAGTCTGCCCTTGGAGTTCCTCGAATTTGCCCTTCCACTCGTCGCGCTCGGCTTCAAGGGTCTGGCGAAGCTGGACAAGCTCCTGCGGGTCGGCCTGGCCGCCCTTCTTGAGCTTTTCCCACTCCTTAGGGTCGAAGTCTTCGGGCAGCCCCTCGACCCTGGCCTTGAGCGCATCGCGCTCGTCTGCCGCAGTCTTCTTGTCGGCCTTCGTCCGCTCGTAGGCGGATTTCAGGTTGGCGACTTCGGGGTGCTGGTCCACGCCCTCCACTTGGAGAACGTAGTTGCCACTGTCGTCTTGGGCGTAGAACTGTTGCACGGCGTCATCGACGCCATCGAGGGTCTCGATCACGGTCTTCAAAGCCATCGGCTTCTATTCCTTAGGTTGGCGCGGCATCGCCGCTAGGTTTGGGGTTCAGTTTCCCGGAACTCCGCATCGTCGATGCTGGAAATTTCCGCGTCTGCGTCACGCTCGGCGGAAGCTATGCCGCCGTGTTGCAGATTCTCGTAAAGCGTGTCGTAGCTGATGGCCCCGCTCTGCCAGATGCGCACCAGCGCCTCGGCCTTGTCAGGCTCCATCGTATGATCCATCAGGTCGCTGGGCGGTGTGACCACCACGTCATCGGCGTTCAGGCCCATCATCCCGGCGACATTGCGCAGCGCCCGCTCAAGCACCGCACACGACGTGACGGCCACGCTCATCAGGTTGGCGGTCTCGCTGGCAAACCGCAGCTTGCGGGCCTCTCCCGACTCCTGCACCTGCTCCGACTGCTCAAGCATCCGCGCGCCTGCCATCACGGCCGCCTCGCGCTGCTCCTGCATGGCCGCCTTGTGCGCCTCTATGCCCGAGCACGACGGCGCGACGTATTTCAGATCGGGCGTTTGCTGGTCTCCGCCGTTCATCTGGTGGACAACGCCGGCCCCGACATAATCCGGTGCCTCGCCGTTGATTGCCACCAGCGTTTCCTGGCCGCTCATGTAGAGCTGGTGCCGATAGTCAGCATTGAGCTGGTAAATCGCCAGCGCTGCCCGCGCCACGCCTATCAACGGCGGCGTCTCAATGTCGGGAACCACGTCCCGAGAATTGGCCACGACAAACGGCACCTCGCCCAGAGGCTGTCCGCCCATGCGCGCGCCGAATGCTTCCGACGCCAACTCCAGTTTTGCGCCCTCGTATATGCGCTGGACATAGCGCCCTTCTTCCAACTCCAGCACCCGGTAACGCTCAAGACGGTTCCAGTCGTAGCCATCACGCGCCATGTGCGTTTCGTCCAGCACGAAGAAATCCTCGTCCCAGTTGATCACCGCGCCTGCCGAGTAACCGGCGAGAAACGGATCACCACCGCTCTCTGGCGCGTCCGCCAGCACGCCGTAACGCCCACTGACCAGAAGGTTGCGCGTGATCCGGCGGTGGAACGCCTCCAACGGCAAGCCCTGTGAGCCGCCTGTCGCATTCTCCCACAGGAACGCCATGCCATCAGGCATTTTGACCTGGATTTCTTGCCCGTGCACAACACCGATCATGGCCGAAACGGACGGCGCGAATATCTCGGGGAAGCGCGCACGCTCCTTGTATGTCTCATAGGCCCGCTTCGGATCGCCGGTGCCATGAAACCCGGAGGGCATCGGCAAATATGTCTCCGCACCACCTTTGATCGCGCTTTCGCCGCTAAACGCATCAGAGGCCAGTTGCCATTCCCTTTCACGGGCCGGCGTAATCTGCGGGTGCTTTGTCCTGACCTGCGTCATATAAGCCCTTTCACAGCGCGGGTCTTGCCCGGCTCAGTCTGCTTGATCAGAGGGGCCAAGGCGTAGCGGAGCGCATCCGGGGCGTGGTTGTCCGCGTCCACCATGTCAGGCAGCACATCACCGGCCGAATTGACCTTGTGCGAGTAGAGCCGGAAATCGCGGATTGCCCCTTGGCACCGCGGGTGAATGACGATCTCCCGGAAGGACCGCAGGAACCGCACGCCCTCCATGACGCTGTTTGGCCACTTCCTGACAGCCTCCATCCGTGGCAACCCGTGCCGCCGTGCATAGCTGATTGTCTTCGGCTCGGCGCTTTCCGCCCGGCTCACGTATTTCTCGAACTCTGGTATCTGCCGGATAACAAAGCCCGCCATTGCGTCGATTTCGACCTCGTGGCCGTATGCCTCGTGCTCGATCCAGACCCGATCATCGTGCACCCACGCCCGAAGCGCAGCCAGCGGGTCTGGCCGAAAACCGAAGTCGATGCCCTGATACGGGCCACCCCAGCCCTTGCCCGGCTCGAAGTCTTCGACACGGACCTTACCACCGAACACCTGGCGCTCGCTGTTTTCTAGATACGCGCCCTCCCACACATGGGCGTAGGTGTTTGGATCCAGCCGTTCCTGCTCGCGCTGGCGCAGCGTCTCCAACCCCTCGGGAAAGAACGGATTGTCCTGCCAGTTGACTTCCTGCACCAGCGCATTGCTGGGCGGGTGCTTGCGAAACCGCTGGTCAACCGGGCTGCCTTCGTCGCGCGGGTTCCATATCGCCCATAGCTCCGAGCCAGGCTGTCGAAACACTGTCGCCTCAAGGGCCAGCCAGCTTTCCTCCGGCACGTCCTCCGCTTCCTCGACAATCGTCAGGTCAATCTTGGCAAGCGACTTGATCGACTGGCTGTTACGGCGCAAACCTCGAAAGATGAACTCCGTTCCGTTGTGGCCGCGAAGATAGTCCCTGCCCACGTCATAGGCAGCCTCAAGCCACGGCTCCGAGGCAATGGCGGCCTTTAGCTCAGCGTGGAAGCTCTCCGCGATGCTGACCTGGAACTCGCGAGCGCACAGCACTCGCAAAGGTTCCGCATACCCCCATATCGCCGCCATCTTCGCGGCGCTGAATGACTTGGCAGACCCGCGCCCGCCATGCAGCGCCCGATACTGGACTGAGCCGCGCGATGGGCTGAATGTCGGCACCAGCTTCCGAGGAAGCTCAACCTTTGCAGTCGTCATCCGCCGCGACGATCTCGACCCGCCTTACCTCGTGCTGCACAGGCCCGCCGTCCGGGCCAGTCAGTGCCTGCGGGGCTTTGCCGTATCCGCGATCAAGAATCGTATTGGCGGCTGACACACGGGCCGCAGCAGGTTCTTGATCGTTTCGCATGATGTCGCGCAACGTCTTCAGGGCCTCGGGCGCATGCTCCTTGGCCATGTCAGATAGTTCGCGCTTGGCCTTGGAAACCTTGCCCGGCTTCCGGCCAGCGCCAGGACGCTTACCGCCGTGCTGGGCCATCTTGATTTCCTTGATTGTTTACCAAATGAAAAAGCGCCCAAACCTTTCGGCTGGGCGCTAGACACAATAGTGGTGCTTGCTTGGTGCCCTATTTTTGAGATCGTGTCAAGTAGGGATTTTTGATGAAGTTCGGGTTTGCAAACTCGCGGTGCAGGGCTATCGCAGCGCAGTCATACGCGAGCGCCGCGTCCTCCTCGGAGTCAAAACTCCCCAAGTCCTTCGCCTTGCCGCCCTTTCTAATCCGCGCAACCCACTTCCCTTTGAGCCAAGACACGCCGAGATACTTTGAATGCTTGGCGTCAGCCTTGGTTTTGTTGGAGGCATTTTCAGCAGGCGAAGCGCGCGTGTCGGTGTTCGATTGCTTGTTCGTAATGATGCCGGTCTCTGCGTCGTAGTCGTAAAGATTGCGCAGACGGTCAACGTTCGGTAGCACTTTTGTAGCCATGTCGAATCCCTTCATTCGGCTTTGGTTAGGTGCGTGTGCAGTGTGTGAGAGCCTGCGCACGTGCCGTCTTTATACCTAAGACGCAGACCGGGATAAAGGCCTGCGCCCCGTGTCAACACCCGCAATGACATCGAGTGCCGCGCGAAGAACGTCCAGGCTGCGGGGCCTGTGTCCATCCTCGCAGACGTGCAGCACCTCGATCCTCTGCACCCGAGACAGGCGACGCTCAAGCTGGCGGTATTCGGCAATCGTGTCGGGGTCGCCGTCACCATCATCGAAGCCCGGCACGCTTCCCGCGATGCAGGACTTGAACGAGGCCACGTCGGGCAGCTCTTGGATATACCGAGCGCGAAGTTGCTGCCAATGTCGCGCGGCTTGCTCCTGTCCCGGCGTGACGGCACCGGCCTCGAACAGACGACCGATCATGTCGGCGTGCAGATCCACGAAAGGGCGGTCGTGCTTTCCCATGCCCTGCGGTTGACTCCAATGTCCATGCGCCATCCGTTCGGCGGTGGGGCGCTCTGCCTTTCCGTCTGTCGCCTGTGCCGTGGGCTGTGCAGCCGTCGTGGTGTTTCCCGCCACGAAAGCCTGCATCTGCTGTTTTGCCCGCTGACGGCGGCGCCTGTGCTTTCGGTCGCCTTTGCCCATTTCCTGCTCCTTTTGCCTGCTCTATGCCTGCCTTGCCGCCTCGGACGCGCGATAAAACCCGTTCCGCCTGATGACTTGACCGGCGTCGTCCATCTGGTGCAGGGCCGCTTGGACCTGATCCCGGTGGGCCTCTATGTCGCGGGCAATCTCCGAGGCGGTGAGGGGGGTGGCCTGTCGAAGGGCGCGGAGGATGTTCTGCTGTAGCGGCGTCATGTCATTCACTCCTGATAGCTTGCGAACCCGCCGCAGCGCGGGCATTGCACGGGGTTCCCGGGCTTGCGTTTGCCCTGCCAGCCGCAGGCGGCGCACTCGACGCGGGATAGCTTGGTCATCCCTCACCCCTCGCGTCGTAGAACGTGGCAATCGCGCTTTGGTGGGCCTGCACCTTGCGCACCGCGCCTGCCTGCTGTGCCTTCCTGGCGTGCCCCTTGAGCGTGCCCACTGGCAGTCGCAGTTCCTCGGCAAGCTG